CCGTCAACAGGCGAAGATTGTGTTCGAGGACACTAAGCGCATGATTCAGAGCAGCGAGCTAGCAGAGCATTGTGAGGTCTTCCGCGACCATATCCGCGTTCCTGCCACCAACAACATCTACCGCGTGCTAGCAGCTGACGCGCCTAGACATGAAGGTTTGTCCCCTACTCTGGTTATCTTTGACGAGCTTCACGCCCAGCCTTCACGTGACCTCTTTGATGTTATGTCGCTGGCTCAGGGTGCGCGAGGTAAGGCAGCCACGATGGTTGCTATCACCACAGCCGGAGTGAAGACCGAGTCCCGAACAGGTAAGGACTCAATCGCTTACACGCTTTACCAGTATGGGCAGAAGATTATCCGTAAAGAGCTTGAAGACCCTACCTACTTCATGGCATGGTGGGAAGCACCAGAAGAAGCAGACCACAGACTCGCAGAAACATGGCGTCAAGCCAACCCCGGCTTTGATGACATCTGTGCAGCTAGCGACTTTGAATCGGCTGTGCTAAGAACCCCAGAAGCCGAGTTCCGCACTAAGCGCTGTAACCAGTGGGTATCTAGCCAGCAAGCTTGGCTACCTGCAGGTGCGTGGGAAGCCTTAGAGTCGGAAGATGGAGAAGAACTTGAGATTAGGACTGATGAAGATTATGTTCTTGGCTTTGACGGCTCATATGCTAACGACTCTACTGCTATCTGCGCTGTAACTATCCCGCAAGAGGGCGAGAAGCCGAAGGTCAAGCTAATTGCTACTTGGGAAAAGGACTTCGGTACTGACGATGACTCTTGGCGCGTGAAGATTGACGACGTCAAGGAAACAATCATTGACTACGTACAGCGTTATCCACAGGTACGAGAGATTGCCTGTGACCCCTACCGCTGGGCTTCAATGATGCAAGAATTGCAAGAGCTGGAATACCCTATTGTGGAGTACAAGACTAACTTGCTCTCACTGATGATTCCTGCCACGCAAAAAGTGTTCGAAGCAGTGACAGAAAAGAAATTTGAACACGACGGAAACGGTATCTTGGCAAGGCACATAGATAACTGTGTAATCAAGGCTGACCACAAGGGACAGCGGGTAACCAAAGAGTCTGGGAGCAGCAAAAAGAAGATTGACGCTGCTATAGCTTTCATTATTGCGTATGATAGGGCTACTCAGGGTAGAATAGATGAAGGAGTGCCTGAGTTCTTCTTTTAAGGCGGATTATGTTAGCGAATATTTTACAAGTCACCGGAGCGCTACTCGTTACTGGTGGCGTCATGGCAATCTTCCCGCCTGTTGGTTTCATAGTGGCAGGCGCGTTTGCAATTTTGTTTGGTCTAGGTTTGGAGCGTAGGTAATGCTTGGTAATTTGTTTTATGGAAACGATGAAGAGCGTGGTATCTCGTTCCAGAGCGTTTGGGGTAGTGGTGGCGAGCTAGAACTAGGCTCACAGTCTGGGACTCTGGTCAATTCTGACACTGCGTTTCAAATAAACGCAATCTTCTCGGCTGTCAGCCTAATCTCTGACACAATTTCAACCCTTCCTGTTGATTCTTACATTCGCAGAGACGGTCAGCGCTTTGCTTTCCGTCCTCGCCCACAGTGGGTACAGAAGCCAGACGTAGACACTACCAAAGAGGCTTTCTACGGCTCAGTAATCGTTTCTATGCTGCTAGACGGCAACGCCTTTATCCGCGTTTACAGCAACAAGCAGGGCGAAGTGGTCAACATGACCGTTTTGAACCCTACAACCGTACAAATCAAGCGAAATGGCATCGGAAGAGTCATGTTTGAGGTTGATGGCGAGAAGAGATTGCTGTCAACTGACGAAATGGTCTTTATTCCGGACGTAGTACGCCCCGGACAGCTTCGTGGAGTATCTCGCGTGGACGCACTGAAGGATAACTTCGGTCTAGCGATGGCTTTGGAGAACTACGCAGCTAGATTCTTCGGTCAGGGTACTCAGACAAGCGGAATTATTGAATATCCGGGCAAATTGACCGCTGACCAAGCCAAAGACCTTCAGCAGAGCTTTGATTCACGTCACAAGGGCTGGAAACGCGCTCACAAAACCGGAATTCTGTCAAATGGCGCTATTTACAAGCCAACAACCGTTGCAAACGACCAAGCACAGTTCCTAGACAGCCGCAGAATGGCAGTTGAGGATATCGCTCGCGCTTTCAACGTGCCACCACACCTTTTGGGACTACCCGGAACCAACTCTTACGCTTCGGTTGAGCAAAACAACCTAGCTTGGGTTACCCACTGCCTAAGACCTATCGTACAGAAGCTAGAAGGCGCTCTCACGCCTCTTATGGCACGTACTTCAGGCGGAGACTCAGCTTTCATCAAATTCACGTTAGATGGGCTTCTAAGGGCTGATATCGAAGCTCGTAACAAGTCTTACAGCACTGGCCTTCAGGCTGGCTACCTCACAATCAACGATGTTCGTCGCTGGGAAGAGCTGCCACCTATCAACGACGTCTCTGCAGACACTGTCCGCGTGCCACTGGCTAACGTAAACGTAGAGTCAGCTGACCTAAGCGCTACCTCGCAGCGAGTGGAGATGGCAACCAAGCTTGTACAGGTCGGTTACGAACCTGCGGCTGTCCTAGCGGCATTCGGTCTAGATGCAATCGAACACACTGGCCTACCAAGCGTTCAGTTGCAGCCAACCGCTCAGATTGACCCCGAAGACCCCCAAGCCGTATACGAGGTGTAAATGCCTGTTTATCAAAATCATTACACTCTTTCAACACTGGCGGCAACGCAAATTGTTGAACCCGATGTTGAGCCACAAGAGGTTTGGATACACGATGCAGAACACAGCGCAAGCACCGAGGTTTTTTTGGGTAATTCGTCGGTAACCGCGCTTAATGGGTTACACCTGCACTCGGCTGAAACCATAAAGTTTATTTTGCCGCCTAACGACACCATTTGGGCCATTTCTGGCTCAGGCTCGCCCACAATTCACATAATGAGAGTGACCCAGCACTAATGATAAATCCCGCAAAACACGACATTGTCGCCTACCAAGGCGCTACTTACAACCTGACTCTTACATGGACTGTAGACGATGTTCCAGTAGACCTAACCAACTACACAGCTGCAATGCAGGTTCGCAAAGACACAAGCTCTACAAGCACCATTCTGGACTTGAGTACAGATAGCGACATTACTTTGGGTGGGACTGCAGGAACAATCTCTATCAACGTGTCTGCCGCCACAATGGGGGCTGCACCGTCAGGACACTACCTTTACGACCTAGAGCTGGACTCTGGCAGCGAGATAACTAGACTGGTTTACGGCTCTTTCCGCATAGATGCTGAGGTAACTAGATAATGGCAAGCTCAGTCGTAGCAATTTCAGAAACAATCACACGTCTCGCAGTAACGGAATCTAACGTTGCGATTCAAGTTGTTGAGAACAATGCGACTGTAACGCTCGGCAACTCAGGCCCACAAGGTATCCAAGGTATCCAAGGTGAGCTTGGCCCAGCAAACACTCTTTCGGTTGGCACAGTCACTGCCAGCGCTCCCGGCGCAGCTGCAGAAGCCACAATCACTGGCACTGCTCCAAATCAGGCACTCAGTCTGGTAATCCCAAGGGGAGAGCAAGGCACACAGGGAGTTCAGGGGATTCAAGGCTTGACTGGTGACACAGGGCCGCAAGGCGAGCAAGGAATCCAAGGGCTGCAGGGGATTCAGGGCATAAAGGGCGACACAGGTGACACAGGGCTAACTGGTGCGACTGGTTTAACTGGCCCTCAAGGTGACCAAGGGCCACAAGGCATACAAGGGATTCAGGGCTTCACAGGCGATACTGGGCCACAGGGGGCTACAGGCCCGCAGGGTGACCAAGGTATTCAAGGCATACAGGGAATCCAAGGAGATACAGGCCCTACAGGGCCACAGGGCGACCAAGGAATTCAAGGAATCCAAGGCGAGACTGGTCTAACTGGCCCACAGGGGCTACAAGGTATTCAGGGTATTCAGGGCGAGACCGGAGCTACAGGGCCGACAGGCGTAATAGCTGCCACCTCACCGATTACTTACAGTGCAGGAACTCAGACCGTAGGCATAGACGTAAACGCAGGTGGTATAACAATCAACGGAACTGCTGTAGCTCTAGGCGGGACAATAACAGTAGAAGCTAGGCTGGGATAATGCCATACTTTATTACAGATGAATCACAGGATTGCCCGAACTGGGCAGTAGTAAAAGAAGACGGCGAAGTAATCGCTTGTCATCAGACAAAGAAGTCGGCAATCAGTCAAATGGTTGCTATTTCAACCGAAGAAGGGATTGAACCCGGTGGCACTTACAACAAAGATACTAACCCCAGCTCCCCCAGCACCAGTAGTGGAGAAGAAGCCAGCACCAAAGCCAGTGGTAGCAGAGCCAGTAGCAGAAACGCCTGTGAAGACTGTGACGGAAACTGTGAAGTCTGTGAGCAAAAAGTCTCGCAAGAAGTAAGGGCTGACCTCGGTGGCTTGCAGCTTGGCGATTACGTCAAGTGGGACACTGACCTAGCTAGCTTTATAGGCGCTATTGTCGAGATAAAGGGGCAATGGCTACGAGTAAAGCTCTACGAACATGAGCAGGGCTTCTGGATTGAGTCAGACAACATTGCAGTTATCTCAGTAGACATGGTTGCAAAGACAGAGCTAAACAACGAAGATGATATGGCTATTTCAATAGACGATTCGGTCAGCTTTGATGAGGAAGCAAGTGTTGAGGTTAGAGAAGTAAACCTAACTCCGCCTGCTTACATGAGGGCTGCTGCTCGCAGGGGACTCAAGTATCACGAAGAGGGTAAGTCTGGCGATGGACTTCAGCCTGCAACTGTGCGCGAAGCACGCGCAATGGCAGAGGGCAATGTAACCGCAGACAAGTGGGTGCGCATCGCTGCTTGGATTGCTAGGCACATGAGCGACCTAGACTCACCTGCTGCCAAGCCGGGTAATGACAAGTTCCCTTCAGCTGGCGTAGTGGCTCACTTGCTATGGGGCAGTGGGGCAACAAAGTCTGCAGCTAACCGCGCTATGAAGTACGCAGAAGGCGTTGTGGCTAGACTTGAGGACGAGAACAGAGCGCTAGTTAGCGTAGAGAGTAAAGAAATGGCAAAAATCGAAACCCGACTAAGAATGACATCTTTGGAGATGCGCGACAACGGAAACGGAATGACCTTCACTGGTTACGCCGCTATCTGGAACAGCCCTTCAGTGCCTCTACCTTTCCGCGAGAAGATTGCACCGGGAGCTTTCACACGCTCACTACGCGCTCGTAACGACATCAAGCTTCTGTGGAATCACGACTCAGGTCAGGTGCTTGGCTCTACCCGCGCCGGAACTCTACGTCTTGAGCAGACCAACAAGGGGCTTCTAGCTACTGCTGATTTGCCTGACACTCAGCTTGGGCGTGACGCTGCTTACCTAATCAAGCGTGGAGATATTGACTCAATGAGTTTTGGCTTTTCTGTGCCACCCGGCGGTGACGAGTGGAATTCTGACGGAACAGAGCGTACACTGAATTCAGTACGCTTGCACGAAGTCAGCATTGTTGCCTTCCCTGCGTACGCCGAGACCGCAGGAAAGACGATGGTGAGAAGCGTGAGTGAAGTAGCAAAGAGAGCCGAAGTTGATTCAGACGCTTTGGCAGACGCAATGTTGAAGCTAGAGGTTGGAGACGACCTGAGCGCAACTGATGCTGAACTGCTAAATACAGTAATCAGCAAACTAACCCCACAGGCAGAAGAGGTTACTGACGAAGTAACAGAAGAGCCTGTAGAGGAAAATGACCTTAGCCAAGGTATGCTTGAGCTAAAGAAGAAAAAACTAGAACAGCTATTGAAGAGGATTTAATTATGGCTAGCAGAGATGAAATCAAGAAGACTATTCTCTCGGTTGCGGGCAACCCTGAGAGTGGTGTAGTAAAGCAGTATGCCGATTCGTGGGCAGATGCTATTGTTGCCCTAGATACCCCAGAGCCAACCAAGGCGGCTTCTAAAGCCGATGCAGAGCGCACAGGTTCTTCCTACCGGGCAGCAAAAGAAACGCGAGTTGAAGGCTCAATAGAGACCCGATAAACAGCGTTTCGCCTCCTCAGAGTTTACGCTCTTTCCTCTGAGGGGGCTTTCCCATGTCCGGGGTACAACCACCCTGTAAACTATTACATACGGAAGTGAGTCAACTCTGCCGTTGTAATTCAGTTCAGCGTCAACGCGACTGAGACTGTAAGTAAGATAACTAGGAGACCAATAATGTCTGAATTCAAAAAGGCACAAGAGGAACTCCGCGCAAACCTAACGCTGCAGATTCAGGAATCTCTTGATGCAGCTGAAGAGCGTGGTGGCCTTGACGCCGAAACAACCGAAAAGATTAACCGCATCGAAGCCGACATTCGTCGTGCAGATGAGGCAATCGCCATTGCAGCTCGCAACGAGCAGCGTTCAGTAGAGGCATCAGCAGCAGCTGGTAGCTTCGTTCCTGCATCAGAGTCACGCTCTGACGAGGAGTTCCTACGCTCAATCGCAAGCGGCGAAGTACGCTCTCACACCTTTGAGAAGCGTGGACTAGTAAGCTCTGACAACACCGTACCAAAGTCGTTCTACGACGAGGTATTCTCTGTTGCTCGACTAGCTGGCCCAATGCTAGATGTAGCACAGGTTCTTGCAACGTCAACCGGAGAGTCTCTAACGATTCCAACTTTGACCGCGTACTCAACCGCAACCATCGAGGGCGAAGGCGATGTAATCGCATCTTCAGACCCAACCTTCAGCTCAATCACCCTTGGCGCTTACAAGTACAGCTTCCTAGTACCAGTAAGCAACGAGCTACTAAATGACGCTGGATTCAACCTAACCTCTCTAATTGCAGAGCAGGCTGGTAACGCAATCGGTTATGCAGTAAACGCTGGTCTAACCACTGGTTCTGGTACAAACGAGCCAACTGGTATCATGACTGGTGCTGGCGCTGGTGTTACTGGTGGAACAGGCGTTGCTGGTGCATTCACCGCTGACGACCTAATCAACCTTCAGTACACCCTAGACGGTGCAGCTCGTCGTCTACCGGGCGTAGCTTACATGGCTGCTGGTTCTTCAATCGGTGCTATGAGAACCCTCAAGGACGGCGCTGGACAGTACCTATATCAGGTAAACGTTGGACAGCCAGACACCTTTGCTGGTTACAGCGTAGTCGAGAACCCAGCTATGGACGCAGCAGCGATTGACGCAGCATCTGTTGCATTCGGTCACTTGCCAAGCTACAAGGCTCGTGTTGCTGGCGGCCTACAGATTGCACAGTCAGCTGACTACGCATTCAACACTGACCAGACCGTATTCCGAGTACAGATGCGCGTTGATGGCGCACTGACTCACGCTGGTCACGTCAAGAAGTTCACTGGCGCAGCTTCCTAAGCTAGTGAAATAAGCCGAAGGGCGGGGGTCGCAGGTTGCCCCCGCCCTTCTTTTTTTGTATCATGTACGTACGGCTAGGGTAGAATAGAGCCATAAAGGAGAATTCATGGCTATTACAAACGGTTACTGCTCTCTTGCAGACGTAAAAGGCGCTCTAAGAATCACAGATTCGGTTGACGACACACTTTTAGAGCTTGCAGTTGAAGCCGCATCTAGACAGATTGACGGACACTGCGAGCGCGTTTTCTACAACGAAGTAGGAACGCGAGTATTTACACCAAGCGACTCATACGTCTGTATCGTAGACGATGTGGCTTCGCTGACATCACTAAAGACATCTAGCGACGCTGATGGAACATTTGATGTAACTTGGCAAGCAACTGACTATCAGGCAGAGCCTCTAAACGGCAAGTCCGGTGGGCTAACAGTGCCTATCACTCAGTTCAGGGCCGTAGGAGACTACACCTTCCCTACAGATAGCCAAGACGCAACCGTACAGGTTACTGGAACGTTTGGTTTCGCTGAAGTGCCTACTGCAGTCAGGCAGGCATCTATCCTGCTTGCGTCAAGGCAGTACAAGCGCTACGACTCGCCGTTGGGTGTTACTGGCTTTGGAGACCTCGGTGTCATTCGGGTATCAAACATTGACCCTGACATCGCCAAGCTACTAGAGCCATTCATGAGAGTGAGAATGGCTTGACAGACATAAATGCGATTAGGCAGGCTATAGCCACTAATTTAGCTACAATCTCTGGACTTAGAACTGCCGCAGAGCTACCTGATAACCCAAGCCCACCTATTGCCACCATGTCACTGGACACAGTTGACTACAACTTGGCAATGAACCAAGGCTTGACACTTTTCAACTTCACAGTTATTGTGATTGTTGGAAGGGCCGCTGAAACGCGCGCTCAAAGGAAGTTAGATGCTTACTGTTCACAAGACGGTGCTTCGAGTATCAAACTTGCTGTAGAATCGGATAAGAGCCTTGGCGGAAATGCTTATGACGTTCGCGTTGTGGGTATGAACAACATCGGCTCTCTGCAACTGAATGACCAAGAGTATTTGGCAGCGGAGTTTTCCGTTGTTGTATACGCATAAGGAGAATAAATTGGCAAAATATGTCGTAACAGGCACACACGTGACCCTAAACGCTACAGACATTTCTGACGCTACTGCTCGCGCTGAACTAAGCATCAACGCGGCAGAGGTCGAGACAACAGACTTCGGTTCTGCTGGCTGGACTGAAGTCATTGGTGGACTGAAGTCAGGTTCTGTATCACTAGACTTCCACAGCGATTTTGGAGCAGGCGGAGTTTCCGAGCTATTCCAAGACCTAGTGGGAACTGTGGCTACAATCACACTAAACCCAGCTGGCGCTACTGTAAGTGCCACTAACCCAACCTACACCGCTCAGGTTCTAGTAACCAGCTTCACACCTATCTCAGGTGCTGTTGGCGACCTAGCAACCTTCTCGGTAACCTTCCCTACAACAGGTGAAGTAAGCTACGCAACTGCATAAGGACAACTAAATGAGAATCAACCTGCACATTCAGTTCGAAGATGGTACTGATAAAGACATCACAGCAAACGCTGCCGACCTTGTAGCTTTCGAGGACAAGTTCAACGTCAGCGTTACTAGCTTGGGCGACTCACCTCGCATGAGCTGGCTACTGTTCCTCGCTTGGCACAGTGAACACCGCACCAAATCAACTAAGTTGAGTTACGAAGACTGGCTAAGTACAGTTGGAGAAATCGGGGCGAGCGACACTGACCCAAAATCAGGGGGCTAGGGGAATCCTCTACCCACTGGTTTATAGCAGGTATGGCCTGTGAAACCGGTATCAGCCCAAGAGAGTTGATGCAGCTGGACGACAGAATGCTCTGGACAATGCAACGTTGGCTAGTAGCAAAGAGTCTTCCGCCTAAACAATAGGAGAGCCGTCCTTCGGGGCGGCTTTCTTATTGCTGTACAATAGATACAAGGATTGGCGGTATTGTGGCAGTAATAAAAGGTATTGGTAGCGTAAGCACCAAGGTCGGTGGCAAAACCCACAAATTCGGTCAGTCAGAAATACTTATCACTGACTACAGACAAATCATTACTGCGCTAAACAAACTTGAGGGCGAAATCCTAAAAGAGTTCTTCAAAGGCGCTAAAGACATTGCAAAGCCAGTTCAAGCTGGCATCAAAGCATCTATCCCTGTAAGAGCGCCTCTGAGCGGCATGAGGAAAGCTCCTAAAGGCATTCCGGGACGACTGACATGGGGAAACGGCAAGCCCGCTAGAAGTGCCACCATAGTCGCTATGAGGCCAAAGGCTGCATTCAAGGGCAAGAGAATTGGTATCGTAAAAGTTGTCGTAAAGTCGCCTGCGACAATCATGGCAGATATGGCTGGCAAGTCGCGTGCTTTTGTCAACAGCAGGTCTATGACAGAGCCTTATGCCTACACGCGCACCTTCAAGGGTAAGTATGGCTCGATTAGAAGCTTCCGCACAGTTCGCCGTCACAGGATAAACGGTCAAGGTAGCGCTATGATTAGTAAGTTAGGTAGCCAACCATCAAGGTATGTTTACCCCGGTGCTGAGGGCGCGTTTGATGATTCGGTCAGAAGAATTGACAAGCACTTCGGAGATGCAATTATTACGATTGAGCGAGAAACGAGATAAAGATGGCTGTATCTAGAAATTTATCAGTTAACTTATCTACAGCGTTTAGCGACGAAGGTCTAAAAAAGGCACAAAAGCAGCTCGAGGGTCTTGGCGGAAAGATTGAGAAGCTCGGCACTAAAGCTCTTAAGCTTGGTGCTTCCTTTGCAGCATTTCAGGGTGGTCGCGCGCTCGTAGACTTTGCCTCTGGTGCTATTGAGCAGTCCAGAGACCTAACCCGAAACATGAACGGTCTTCAGTCTGTATTTGGTGAGCTAACACCACAGATGACTGCGTTTACCGAGTCAGCTTACAAGATGGGTCTCTCGCAGTCTGAGGCCGCTAAGTCAGTAACCTTCATCGGTTCGGTTCTAAAGCAGTCCGGCTTTGCCATTGGAGAGACAGCTGCTCTAACAGAGCGCCTAATTCGTCTTGGTACTGACCTCTCTATTACCTACGGTTACGACGTACAAGAAGCCCTGCTCGGTATGACCGCCCTCTTCCGAGGCGAGTACGACCCGATTGAGAAATTCGGTGTTGCTATGAAGCAATCCGAAATTGACGCCGTAAAGGCCGCTCGTGGACTAAGTGGCCTAACAGGAAGCGCTGAGAGACTTGCTGACCAGCAAATCCGCGTAGAACTACTCTTCCAGCGTTCAGCAGATGCTCAGGGAATGTACGCGAAGTCTTCTGACACCCTTTTTGTAGCGCAACAAAACCTTGAAGCAGTTTTCAAGAATATGCAGGCAACTGCTGGCATGGAACTGACACCAGCATTTACTGACTTGACGCTGGCAATGACGCCACTTGTCGAAGAGCTGACCCCTGTGCTTGCGTCGCTCATGAGGCAGCTAATTCCTGTAATTACCTCTTTGACCGAAAACACTGATGGTGTCAAGCAGGCGATACTTGAGTTTGCAAATGGAATTGTCTTTGTCGTCAAGGTAGCTTCGCGTTTAGCTGCAATCATTGTTGACAACATTGGCTTTATAAAGCAGCTCGCGATTGTACTAGTAAGCCTTAGCATCGGATACAAAGTCTTTTCTGGGCTTATTACTGTTGTTAAATTATTTAGTGTTGCTGTTGGTGCTTCGGTAGGAGCCATCAGGGCGCTAAAAATTGCTCTGGCGTCCACAGGAATTGGACTAGTTGCTGTTGGTGTAGGTTTCCTTGCAGAGAAGTTCCTATTTGCAAATGACGCATCAGATGACTTTGCTAGCTCACTTCCAGAACTAAACCTGCAGCTTGGCAATACAGAAGAAGCTGCAGCCAAAGCAGCCTATGCGCTTGACCTTTTCAAAAAAGGTTCCTCAATCAACGCAATCGAAGCAAATACCGCAAAAGAGTTTGCTTATACGCCGCCTGACTTTACTGGTGGAGACACTGGTATTGGTAGTGCAACTGAACAGGCACGTGACTATGTAGCCGAGTTCTACGCAGGGCTAAAGGACGAAGTAGCGAAACAAGAGGCAAC